AGACCTCTGAGTCTGATATTCGTTGAATAAATTCAACACTTTATCAGCTACAGTAGACCTTAACTTAAGATGCTTGGAGTATCTAGACTGATTGGAAACTTCATCTAAATTAGTTGGTAGAGTAACAAAATCACCTAAAGTGATTTTCTCTTCTACAAATTTCTTTATATGAGCTTCCATGCTAGCACTATCATCTAGAAGGCTATACTCAACTTTAGTAACTTTATGTGCATATTCATGCACAAGTTCTACAAGAGGATTATAGTCTTCACCTTCCATAACCTCTCTCTGAGCGGGTTTATGAGCCCACTTATTGAAAGATTTTACGGAAGAGATGATACCATCATGAATAGTCTTCATGGTAACTCTGTAGAAGGCATCCATGTAAATACGTGATAACTCATCATGAGCTGTCACACATGAGATACTTCCTACAGGAAAACATTTTTGAAGACGAAACCTGATGGAGTCACTCCAACCTGCTTGAAAACAATTAGGCATCCAGTAGAAGAACTTTATCTTACGATAAAGCCAATCTGAATGGCGTCTACTTGTTCCAAAGTGGTTGGCAATGACTCTCCAAGTCTTAGAGGAATCTAAGTTCCAGTTCCTATCACCACATTGTTCAATAAAACCAACTATGTCCCAATAAGTAGAGACACAGTGGGCTAATTGACCAACTGGTAACGGTGATATATTCTCTCCACGTGAGATTAAGCGTTTAGCAAAATCAAATGTGTCACTTGAAACAAGAGTTTTCATTTCTGAAATCTCCATTCCAAGATCAGAGCATATATTCCGGTAGGACTCAGCAACTTTATCGCCTGAGATGACAATGTCATCTCCAATCAACATGTATCTCCGATGGTTAAATCGGACCCCAGCTTTCCTAAAAGCTGAGAATACAATAAGATGGTGCGTTAAAGCCATGAGTGGCCATGAACTATATGCCCCCATAGGTTGTCCTACTCCATATTGGATAATTTCTCCATTAGGAAGTGTAAAAGGATAACCTGTGAGAACATGAAAGTAATCATGGGCAACTGGTCCTAACATTTCACGTAAAAGGTTTTCCTGCAATTTTGCAGGCATACGGTCAGTCGCAGATGATAAGTCTAACGAATGAAAGTTATCCTTGAAACGTGAATTGTAATGATAAAACTCTGAAATCCTTCCTGTTTGATCAAAGGTACAATCTGACCTTAGACCTTTAATTACTCTAATTAAGAGTGAATGAAGTGTCCTTAGGGCAAGTTGTGACCAATAATCCAGGATGGCAATGATGCGAGATTTTCCTTCCTTATCGGGAACAACCACAATCTTTCGATAGTGTTTGCCTCCCTTAGGGGGGTAAGATCTACACCTGTTAAGATAACCAGAAAGATTACTAGGAAGTAATCTACTGATTGTTTCAACGAGTGTGTCGGGTAAAACCTGCG